CGTACAAGTTATCTTCCACAGCCTCTTCAGTGATGGAGAAGCCAAGCGCGATGGTCTCGTGGTTGTACCGAGCGGTGAACGCTTCCTGCGCATTGTCATAAGCAATGGCAGAGCCCTCGTTCTTCACGGGTGCAGCACTAAAGCCGGACAGCTTGGTTTCTTCTTCAAAGCTACGCTCCGATTTCTCGGTTTCGTAGATTTCCTTGTGCTCTTCGCCGTAGCGGGTGTACTCCAGACCAAACAGGGCGTTCAGACCGGGGAGCAACTCTTTAAGTAGTTGTGCGCGTGAAATTGCCATGATTTAGCTCCTTAAGCGCCAGTGGCAGAGTAGTAGCCATGCAGACCTTGGTTTAACTTAACCAAGATTTCAGGATACTGAGTGAAAACCACAGTCGATGTGTAAACACCGGAGTTCAGCGTAAAGGTAGCAGCTTGGTCAAGCACAACAGAAGTTGCACCCGCAGCGGCGGCAGTTTTTACGAAAGAACCCGTCTGTGCAACTTGACCACTAGTGGTCAACACAGAAACGTCCGTGCCAATTGGCAATGCAAACGGCAGAGCACTTACGGTCAGGGTAGTAGTACCCGTACTGAAAGTAGCTGTACCCAAAGCAACTGCGGTATCCGCCACAACACCAATCACGCGCAGGGGCAGAGTGGTAGTAACTGGCGTGTCCGTAGGAGCCAGAACAGCATTGGAAGAATTGCCGGTATTGGTGTTACCAGTAGCGTTATTGATGGCTGACAGGTTAGTGCCAATCATCGCCAAAGCGCCAGAAGCAACAGTAGTGCCGGTATTGCAAACAACAGCCTTGAACACAGCATCAGGATCGTCCAAAATATAGGCTTGGCAGTCACCGGCAGCGGTGCTTGCGGGCCAATATTGCGAGAACAACTTTTGCTTAGTCGTGGGGTTGGTGAAGGTGCAGCCCAAGAAGATACCGACAGTCTGGTTCAAACCAGTACCGGCAGCAACTGCGGCGCGTGTGGCAAAGCCACGGGACAGAACAACAAAGTCACCATAGAAGATGTTAGTCGCGTAACCGTACTGGATGTTGTACATGCGGGTAGAACCAGCAAATACTTGACCTCCAATTAGGTTCTGCGGCAACAGCCCATAAGGCGCTGATACTACAGGATAAGCCATTTAAGACTCCTAAAAAATTAACTACCTTTTCCGAATCCGCCACGCGTTACTGTAGACTTGCGGTCTGCAAATAGCGGCATGCGCGGGTCATTTTGTCGCATAAAGTTGTTGTCAACCGAATCCATCTGGTTCTGGGCTTGACCGTTGTAATAATCCGACATAGCAGTAGCGCGTTCGGTAGGGATCTTGCAGAGCATGAGCCCCCCAATCTCGATATTGCCTGTCTTTTCATTACCCGCAACCATCATCTCCGGGTGATCTACCGCCTTCACCGGCTCATAGCCATCGCGCATTTTTCGTGACACGTTGGTTGGGTCGGACTGTCCCAGAACATGCGTTGCAATCCAGCGAAACGTATATCCCGGCTCAGGGGTTGGGTCTGGCAGTGTGCTCGAGGGTGTATACACATATCGAGCAGATTTCTCGCGTGAATTTGTTTCACGATTTGTCCGGGTCTGTACTTCAGCCATTTTGATTCTCCAGTTTAGCTACTTGAAAAGCATATTGTTGCGGTGTTAATCCAAACTTCTTAGCCAACGACATTTGCGTCAGCGTAAGCTGGACTTTCTTTGGCCCTGATGAACGAGTCGCAGAGGCCACAACAGATGAAGGTCGAGTGCTTCGTGCTTCACGCCCCCCAAATGCTTCTGGGAAGGTGCTCCGCATCCGGGCATCAATACGTTCAAAGTACTCATCCGAGCGGGGGTCTACCCCCGAATTCACTAGTTTTTGATGCAGCCCTAGTGAAAAGCTGGTTAGTTCTTCGTTCCCCGGAGCGCCAAACCACTGGTTTTTTGCTTGCCAGCGCAAGGTTTTGTCATCAGGTTCTACCGCTACAGGTTCCGATTTCCGTATTTGTACATTATCCGAAGCCGTTTGTAAAGGGGCTGGCTTGAAATTTTCCGCTGAAATCATTCTCAGCTTGGCATCTGTCAAGGCTTCGTTTGCCGCAATGATAGCATCAGTATCAAAAGCCTCCTGTGCCGCCTTGAAGTTACGCCGTGCGGTCTCGAGGTCACTACTGACCGCGTGCTTTACGGTTTCTGCATACTGCTTAGCGCCAGTATTGGCATATTCCTTCAGTTGCCGGTTCTCGTCCAGCAATTGCTGGGCAAGATTCTCAAGCTCCTGCTTTTCGCGGATTGTAGACTCTTTCGCACGCCGTTCATCGTGTCGGGCATGGGTCAATTCCTTGATCCGGCCCTTTACTTTGTCCGAGTACGAGTTGATTTCTTCGTCTGTCGGGTCTTCAACCGGGCGATCAAGGGCTGCTCGGCCCCTGTCTTGGGCTGGGGTGTCATCCACAACCTCAATTTCAATCTCAGTCTCTTTTTCATCAGCTTTCGCTGCAATTTCATCGGGAAATTCAAACTTTTCAGCCATTTCTTACTCCTCAAGCACGAGTTAAGCCTCGCGGGTCTTGCACAACAGCGTCTACTTGGTCGTCATTCAGTAAACGGAACTCTTTGCCGTAGATTTTGAAGCGTGTACCTGAATAGGTACGCACCAAAACAAAATCGCCAGCCTTACACCACGCACCACCGGGGAACTTAGCCTGATCTTTGTACGCATCGGGGCCAACTTTTACAACAAAAAGGACGGTAGTGGCGTGTTCTTCCTGCCGCATGTAGGGATCCGCTTTGACAATGCTGGAATTCTCAAAAGTTTTCTCTACATCTGGCACAACGCACAGCAATTTCCAACCCGTGGGGTCAGGCAACTGTGTGGCTTTCTCTTCTTGGGACGCATCCTCACTAGGGTTTTCCCTAGATTGGATAGTTTTTGGCAAACTAATGCCGGGTGGAAGAATCAGATTAGTCATCGGCTCTTTCTACTTTCTCAGCAAGGTCAATTAAGTAACGCTCTGCGAGTGCTAGACCCTGAATAGTCCCGCAGAGTTTTTGGTACTCTTCAAAATTGCGACAAGCACCCCCAGCCAAGTCATCGGCGTAGTTGTTCATGTCGGTACGAATCTTTTCGCGCAGTACCCGCACAAAATCTTGGATCATTTTGGAGCTTTCGGTTGTTGCATGGCTTGTGCCTTGCTCTTGGCAATGTCAATACCCATCTTGACCCCCGCTTCTTGCTGCTGAGCGGCCAACTTGGCTTTGCTGTCCTGTATCTGTGCGCCGACTTTTAGGCCGGCAAGCTGACTCTGCAACTGTGCTTTCTGCTGCTCCAGTTTCAGTTTGTCCGATTGTGTGGTGGCGTCGACCAGCAGTTTCTTCTCCTGCATAGCGGCCTGCTGAGCCATCTGCTGGTTCTTGGACTGCAACTGCTGCATGGCAATCTGGTTCTTCATCTGGGAGTCTTGGGCTTTAATCTGCAACTCCTGCTGCTTGATCTGAAGCTCCATCTGCTGCATCTGAATCAACGGGTCTTGCTGGTTCTGCTGAGCCTGCTGCTGCGCTGCTTGGGCTTGGTTCTGCTGCAGCACTTGCTGCGCAGCTTGCGCCATCATCCCCGACAACGCCGTTTCAACTTCCGGTGGCAATTTCTCGTCTTGCGGCGGCAGGGGCATCCCTAGCTGTTGCTCAATCTGCTGCCGGTACTGGAAGCCCACGTGCTCTGCAATGTGCGCCATCATGGCCCCCTGAATAAGGGGAGCCTTGGGGTTCTGACCAATCAGCTTCGTAATAGACGGGTCTTGCATCAGCGCCATGTGGACGGCAATGTGCGACTTCTGATCTTGGTACGAGAACGCCTTGACCGGCTCTCCCTTGATGATCATCATGTTCTCTGTCACCGGATCCAGCGGTTTCTGGTCGTCTGGCAGGGGGACTAGCTTCTCTGCGTTCTTGATCCCCAAGACCTCCAGCATGTTGCGGTGCAACTGCGGCAAGTCGTAAATGTCCGGGGCCATCTGCGCCATCTGGATCACAGCTTGGTACTGCACCACCCGCTGGCTCATGGTGGCCGCATTGGGATCGCTGACGGGGATCACATCCACATCGTCGTAGTCTTCCTTCTTGGCCTTCCTGTCGCCAACCTCTGGCTCATACGTGTAGTCAGGGTCTGTGTAGTCCGCAATGATCCGCGCCAGCAGCTTGAGTTCTTGCTTAAACGCCGCGTGCACACGCGCCTGCACCGCGGTCATTACCTTGAGTTGGCGCTCCAGCAAAGCCAGCGTTGTGCCTACAGGCGACTGGCCCGACATGTCACTGATCTTCAAGTCCGCGGTAGCGGCAAACCTACGGCCCTCTTCGACAATGTTCCCCAGCAGCGTGTAGAGAACTTGGCTGGGTTCCTTATAGGGCAGGGGCAGGATGTTGTCCCGCATCACCCCAGAGCCAATATCTACATCCCGCCACTCACCGGGGGCAATGGGGGTGTCATCTCCCTTGATGCGTAGCCCTCGGGTTTTAAGACCGCCGGGGAGGTTGGAAAGTGTTCCCGCGTCCACAAGCTGTCGCATAATGCTGGTAGCCGACTTCGCGAACCCCCCGATGAGGTGGAACAGTCCGAAACCATACGCTCCGAAACCCGGTATGTATTGGTAGTGAACGAAATGCTGTCGTTTAAGTCTAAGCTCGTCATCTTCTTCCCAGTTGCGGCGAATTGCCAAAACCTCGCCCGTACCCTTGATTAGGGTAACTACGTAGGGCAGCATGATCCCGGTCTCTTCGCCGTCCTTGTCAACATCCTCAAAACCCTTCAGATCCAGATCTGCGTGGATTTCGTACAAGGTGAAGCGGTCATCGTTTAAATCACTGAACCCGGTCTCTTTGTCCTTGGCCTTCTCAATGTCGGTAGTTTCTTTGGTCGGGTCGCCAATGTCGCATTCCCGGTAAAACCCAGCGGCCTGCAGCTTCAGTATCTCGTTCTTGGTCTTGTGCATCACGTGCGTGACGCGGTAGCAAGACTGGATGTCGGACGCGCCGTAGGGCAGCAGGATGTCTTCTGCGGGGATAAATATGGAGACTTGCCGGCCAAGGCTGGGGTCGTAGTAGACCTTCTTAAACGCGGAACCTGTGGCCGGCAGGCTCCACAGCATCCGCTCGTGCTCGGCCCGGAACTCCACCATCTTCTCGGTCAACTGCCAGTTCATGTCTGCCTGAACCCTGACCGCGGACTCTTTCTTCTCTTTGGTCTCCTTACCAATAATCTTGGTCTTCACCGGGCCGGCGGCAGGGAATGTCTCGGTGATTGTTTCGCTTTGGAAGCGAACAACTGCCTCTGTGATCATCGGGTGGAACACACCACAAGCGCCGTTCCACGGTTCTGTGCGCTCTTCGTACTGCAGGCCCAGCAGTTTCAGGCCCTCGGTGTAGGCTTTCTCCCAGTCCTTGCGTCCGGCTTTGTCGTTGTCAATCTCCGAAGTCAGGTCAGACCCGAGGGTCTGCATGGCGCTGCTGGTCATCTCTTCGGCCAGATTGGCAGAAAAATCCTCATCGCTCATTGCATCGGGATCGATCTCAATCTCCATGCCATCTATACCAATCTTGACCGACTCGGGGTCGACAATCTCTATTTCAATTGCTTCATCACCTGCGGCCCCCATGTCTTCCAAACCCATAGGGGCCTGATAGAGGGACTTATCAAAACTAGATGTAGCCATGTCAGTAGTGCTTTCTTAATAGTATGCGGCCTGTCGGCTCCGCTTGAATATCTTAGGTTCATCTTGTCGATCTGATTTCAACGAAATAAACCCGCCGCGCCTGTAACGGCTCAAGGCCATCGTCACGCAGTCAACGTAGTCGTCGTGCTCTCCATTGGGGAATTCTGCGCATTCGTTGATGACTTCATACGCCCAACGGAAGTCTGGAGCCCATACGATACCATCAAAAAGTAGTGGGGACACAGAGTTAACCCGAGACCGTTTATCGTTTGATACCCCTGCGGCTCCCCGCGACGGGCTATATTCCTCAACAACAATGTCCATCTGCCGCAGTTCTTGTATGAGCGGAGCGCCAGCAGCTTTCTTCTCAACGAGCAAACACTCCGGCTCCCACTCCTTGTACTGCTCTAATACTATCTCTTTAAGCTGCGGGAACTCCCAGCGGGCTTTGATAGCGTTGAGCAGCATTAACTCGTGCCGGTGGCTTTCTTCGTTGTACCAGACGCCCCACGTTGTGCAGGCGCTGTAGTCGTTATTATTCTTGGTCTCGTGCGCAGTGTCCCAGACCTGAATGACAAACT